AATGCCACCCATGGCCAACATTAGTATCATCATAATCCCTGCAAGTTTAAGACCCATTAGGCTAATGCTCTCATTCTAGCAACCAGTCTATCAGCACGATTTGTTACCTGACGATACCAACCTGAGTCAACCATTTCGTCTGCTGCACGGTTCCAATCTCTAGCATCCACTCCAGCCTTCATGCCTTTGAATCCAGATAGTCTTGGACGGCCCATGTTGAACATCATGTTAGCAATAACTAACTGTGCTTCTTCAGGCAAGTCATCAAAATCTGGATACAAGATATCACAGTCTTTTAACACTGATTCGCAATCAGATTGGAACGCCTCAGTAACACGATCTTCGCTTACTGGAGTATCTACTTCTTGTCCATACTCTGGATCTGATTCTAAAATTAAATGGCCAATGCCAAATGTAGGGTAACCTAGGTGGTCTTTATATACAGCGTATACTACGCCTTCATCAACCTCTAGGTCTTTTTGCAGTTGCTCTAAATTCATTGATATCTCCTAATTTGCGAGGTACTCTCGCAATGTTTAACATGCCTTCCATCACTTGCTTCGCTGCTTGATTGTCCCTGTATTTTTTAGGACTAAGCGGTACGTGTGTTGCAATGTTGTTTTGAGTTAGTTTATACTTTGGATCTTTTTTAGTTCCCAGGTAAGGCTGCATGGCCCAGTCGCTGTCTTCAATGCCAGTAATGTTTTTTAAATCACTAATGAGATCCATAAATTTTTCTGGATAATTACTACGGCGCTCTGCTTCGACAAATACCAAATAATGGCTGTCTTCAATTTCCCCAGCACTTGTTTCAGCATCAAGGATCCAGTTGTAACCTTTTTCTAGAAATGTTTCTAAATCAACAGCCGCTGATTGACCCATAACTTTAAAACTAGCGACGATAGTATCATCATCTGATCCCATCTTTGCGCCAAACTCGTCAAAGTGTACCTCAGGTTTTACTCTGTCTACTAGATCGTCAGGGTCCATGCCTTCACTAAGTTTCATTATACTGCCGCCTCAGGAGCCGGTGTTCCTGCTGTCATGTTGTCTAAATCTTCTTGATAAGCATCGTCTAGGTCAGCCATATCAATCTCACGACCCTCGAGTTCAATAAACCCTTCAACTGCATCTTTAACTAGTTCACTGGGCATTTTGATCTTAACAACCCAAACTGGATCTGTTTTAAGTTTTGGCTTTCTTGTGCCAGGTTGGAAGTCACCGTAGTCTTTGAGCTTAACTGGAGTTTTAAGTTTGTCTTTGCTATATTCAACGATAACATTATAGCCAAGCAATCTCTTGCCGCCGTCGGGATCAGGCATCATTTTATAAGGCCACATAAAACTACACTCTACCCAATGAGTGGTCTTAATAGGACCTTCAATGAGTTCGCCACGTTTCCAATTTTTAAAAGCATACAGGTCAACTTCGTCAAGGACTCTTTCAAAGTCCATGAGAGTTTCCATGCTGCTATCGCTCATGTAGATCTTTTTAGTGTTTTTAACGATGTTTTCGATGTCCATAAGCAGGGCCCTTTAAAGTTATATAATGTATTTATGCAACAAATCACTCTGTAACAAGATCTGATCCAACCAAATCTTGTGTGCAGATTCATGTGGGTGTGTTGTATAAAACTGTTGTTTGGTGCGTTTTGCCCAGTTAAACATGCCTTCATTAGTAATAAACTTGGTCATGTCAATGTCAGCTCTGAGTGCAGTAAGTGTATTATCTATCTTACCATTAAATTCAAATAAACTGTTGTCTACTTGTGTAAAGACGTAAGGTATGTTATGCTTAACAAGATAGTTCTGCAGCATTGCTATTTCACACCAACTGTTGTATATTTCCCAATACTTGGTTTGCGCTACATTCTGTACATAACTTTTAGCAAAGTTAGTCATGCCTAGTGCTTCTGCGTTTTTACGATTTTCTATTTGTTTTTCAAGTGTATTATCATCTTTAGTAAAGAAGTGCTCTTCAAAGTTCTCATCGTTATAAGTCCACGGATTAATACTATACCAAGGACTATCTAACTGTCCAGTGTCATATGCAAATCTAAACTCATAACGATTGGGAAAACTCCACATAACTGCAACAAATAAATCCAACTCTCGGTACTTGTGTACTGCATTCATTACATTGCGGCGAATAGCACTGTTACTTGCTGCTGGTCGTGCAGTATTGCATATGTTCATGTTAAGTTTATCAGCAAGTAAATTAGCCCAAGCATGTTCTTGACTGGGTAACTCACTGCCAAATGTAAAACTATCGCCGCCGGCGATTAGTACTGTCATTTAATTTCTCACTGATTATAAAGATATTTATAGTGTTACGACACCTACAATATAATATACACTGATAATGATCATAAAGCGACTTTAAATATCCAGTGAAAGGGGGGCACATGCTCCAATTTACAGATTCAGTTTTTTGGCTGTGTGATGCTCGTCTTGACAACAGGAGGACATCATTAAATGAGTCGACAAAGATTTAATAAAAAACATAAACATCAAAACAACAATCAAAAAAACAGTAATGTAATTAACATGGATCACTACATTACACGTAAAAAGAGTGTGGTATTAGTTCCGCGAAATCTTAATCAAGAAACGTATATCGAAAAATTATTAAATCCTGGCAATGTTATTGTGTTTGGTATCGGACCTGCTGGTACCGGTAAAACCATGCTCGCAGTGCTTGCAGCAATTAAAGAATATAAAGAAGGCACAGTTGACCGCATAGTTGTCACTCGCCCAGCAGTGGGTGTTGATGATGAGAAACACGGATTCTTGCCAGGCGATCTTAACAGCAAGATGGAACCCTGGACAAGACCTATATTCGACGTTATCCAAGAATATTATTCACCAAACGAAGTTAAAAAGATGCTGGAAGAAGGTGTTATTGAGATTAGTCCGCTTGCATTTATGCGGGGGAGAACGTTCAAGAAAGCCTACATTATTGCAGACGAAATGCAGAATGCTACGCCAAACCAGATGAAGATGCTGTTAACACGTATTGGTGACGATAGTCGCATGGTTGTGACAGGCGATATCCAACAAACAGATCGACGTGAGGCACAGAACGGGCTCATCGATTTTGGTAGATTGTTTGAACAGTTTGCCAATAGCCAATTTATTAGAATGGTTAACTTTACACACGGGGATATTGAAAGACATCCAGCCGTAAGTGAAGTGTTATCAATATATGGAGATAAATAACTTTATAAACATGTTTACTAAAAAGGAGAACTCCTAATATGGCGCAATACAAATTTGCTCTAAAATTACAACAAGATTCTGCTGGTGACGACAATGCACTAGCTAAAATTACCATTGGTGGCACAGTAGTAGCTGAATCCTTGGAAATTTCAGCTACATCAGCGACACTTTACACATATGATGTAACCAGTGATACCGACCCAAATACTGACGGAACACAAACTATTCCTGTTAAAGTTCAATTACTCAATGACTATTATGTTGACGATGATAATGACAGAAACATTATTTGGACAGCATGTGGTTATACAAAGCAAGATAATGATGGTAACTATTACAAGCAGACTGATACAACTACTGATAACTGGGAAACTAGATCATCCAGTGCAGCGGAAGTTATCTCAGACTTTACTCAAGATGCATCATTTAACTGGGCGAATGCTAGTGCTTACACTGGCGATGAAAACGGCACAATCGATGCAACCCAGGGTTGGCACGAGATGAAGATCAGCACTGATAATGTTGAAGTTGAAGTTGCTATTAAAGAATCCGTTGCAATAACTTACGTTTCTAACTAATAGTGTAATTTTAGACTAACAAATAAAAAACAGGGTGTACCTTAATTGATACACCCTGTTTTTCTGTGTCTGGGGCAACTTAGCTTCAATGCCGTGTTCTATCTATAGGCTCCACCATAGGTCGTCGTAAAATGTTCCAGATAACATTGCCTACTTGGCGTCGAGCTTTTTTTTACGGTTACCACACCGCTTCTCATCATAGGGTAGCCACACCCTACTAGCCCTGGGTTAAAAGGCTCGTCTCTGTTAAACTACCTTTACGTAGTTTAAAACTGTTTCGTTACCACCGTGGTAACTGCTAACCTGATGACGCTTAATACGTCCACGAACATTAACCTGAGTTTTACCCTTGAACTCATGCTCTTTGGAAGTAAAGAATACAATCAGGTTTCCGGCAGCATCTTTGGCGTTAACCACATGGCACATTAACTTTTGAATATAGTTCATGCGTAGGATCTCTAGATCAAGATCCATGGTTTCTCCTACTGCTCCAACAGGCTGGCTATCCACACTAAGAGCCCGTTGCGTTTCTTCTACCTTCTCACGCTCAACACTTCGTGCATAGCTCTTGGGCAGGCTTGCGACAACGCCAATATCTCGTACTGAAACTTCACTATCACGCACTACTTGCAATACTCGCTCTTCAAAGGTGTTGATCTTACCACTGATTGCCTTCATCATCAGACCCTGATAGTAGGAGATGATTTCCTGTGCTTGCTCTAGGTCTTCATCGTCAGCAACATTGTCAGCACGGAAATCAGGATTGCCATCAAGATCAACACTGGGAAGTTTACTAATACCCAGACCAAACTTAATCAGGTCTTTATTAGCGAACCGACGTCGCACTACTTCTTGCCTGTCGTTGGTGTCTGTTACAGCATGAACAAGATAATCATCGTTCATACGATGTGCCATTACAGCCAGTGCCATAACGTCTTGGAGAGGATACATGGTGTTGGGATCAATGCGTGTCATGTGGTTTGGTCCTTTTAAAATCCAAATTCAAGTTTAGCGTCGGCAATCAAACAGGCCATTTCTTCCTGCAGATTGTCCCAGCGCATCTGGGGATAATCGTTTCCAATCTCGTTGCAAAGTTTATCAATCTGTTTCTGAGTTGCCAGCGTAAGATCTGAACTTTCTGCAAACCAAGCCTGCTTAACTTCTGTGTATTTCATAGTGTTTGGTCCTTTGTTTCGTTTTCTCTAACTATACATATAATAACACACCCTAGTAGATAGTCAACCGTTTTGGGCAAAGATAAGTACTATTATGACAATAAACTGGCAAAAATACCAGGATTTCACCATAAATCAGATAAAAAATGCACAGGTTTGTTGGGATCCGTTCTGGCATGTAGTCGTGGAGGATACTCTACACCCTGATCTGTTGCATTTATGCAACACACATTGGCCCACTGACAACTGGCTTAGTAACACCCCTGGATTAAACATTAATCGTCGGATATACAACTTACGATCTAAATTCTGGCGAGAATACTCGAAAAATATCATGTCTCACACTGATATTCAACAGGCTGTTTATAGCTTAGAAGATCTAAGTTACATTTGTAATCGTGCTATTATGGGTAGTTTATATGAAGATACAACAGGATATGCTGTGGGTAATCATGTAGATGCCAGTCAAATTAATATAGCCTGGCAGTTATATTTAAGTGGGGATACTGGCACCAACTTAAATGACGAAAACGGTACTTGCCTTAAACAAATACCGTTCTCTAATAATACTAGTTGGATAATACGCAATGACGCCTACAGTTGGCATAGTTGCAATGTTGTTGATGTTGTTAGTAGACGAAGTATTATGCTACGCTATCTGACTTAATTCTACGAGTGTCGCCGCCAAATTGATCTCTTGATCTGCAACCATGGGAATATTACGCAAACCCTTAGCAATAGCAAGCACTGCCGCATCATGTTGCTCCTGTGTAGAGCCCCATAGTTCTAGGTTATCATACATCCAGCGAAACAGTTCATCCATTTCATCTGCACGTACCTGACTGCACAATAGCTTACGTGCTTCCAGTATCTTTCCTTCTTTAAACAGATCTACTACAGCAAGTCTGTAGTCTGCTGTAGCATTATCACCCTCTTGTGGGCGAATAAGTTTTCCGTCCACTGTATTCATCTGTACCAAGTTAATGCATTTACGCAGATCAGGATAGGTTGCTTTTACATAACTATCCAGCGTGTCCAGATCAATCTCAACATTCTCAGTTACCAGCACTGTAGCAATACGTGCAGTAAACTCTGTGGTGTCAATCTTCTCAATATGGAAGCCCTGGCATCTGCTGTGCAATGCTGGGATAACTTTGTTGGGATAGTTGCAGGTTAAGACAAACCGTGCTGTGCTGGCATATGTTTCCATAACACCACGCAGGGCTGCTTGACCGTTTGGGCTGATGTAGTCAGCCTCGTCAAGTAGTACAATCTTAAACTCACCAAAAGGCATGGTTGCTACAAAGTTAGTGATCTTCTCCCTAACTGATTCAACACTGTTCTCACGACTGGCGTTAATCTCTAACACATCGTATTCGTTAATACCAAGTTGATTAATTAGTATCTTGGCCAGTGTAGTCTTGCCTACACCAGGCGCCCCACTAAACAACAAATGCGGGATCATACCACTGTCAATCCAGCCTTGGACCTGATGCTTTTGTGCATCATCACGGAACACATATCCGTCTAATGTATCTGGCCTATACTTCTCAGTCCAAAGTTCTTTCATGCTGCGTCTCTTTCTTTAACATGTTGTTTAATAAAGTTTACAGGAACTGTTGGATTAAAGTCAATTAACTCTTGCTCTGTGTATGTATCAGGGTGCCTAATACCATACTTGTTCATCTGAGCTAGAGCCCATTTGGTAACATCTTCTTTGGTCATACTATTCATTGTTGTAACTTTCCCTAAGTTTCTAATAATACATGATAACGTAACTGTACCGTACAGTCAACTTCTTCTTGTATGCTCTGCTCGTTCTATGGTGTCAAATTGGTCTACGACAGGCATTAACTCTTGTGTTACAGTATGGGGGTGTTGGCTAGCAAACCAATTAATTACGCCGTGTTGTTTGCCAAATACATTATTTTGATTGTTTTTATAATTGCCAGCATTAAATGTTGCTACTGGATACCACCATATTTTGTATTCTAGATCATTAAGGAAATTAAATACACTTTGATTCATAAACGAATCCTGCATCTCAATTAACATGTTGGGTTTAAGTTGTGTAATAAGATCTCTGCCGCCTTCTAGAACATCTAACTCCATGCCTTCAACGTCAATCTTAATAAAATCTACTTTAGGAAACTTTAGTGCGTCCAGTGTAGTCATGTCTACATCTGACTTACCTGCATATAGTTCTGTCTTACCAAAGTTAAACTTAGTGCTTGTTCTGCCTATCCGATCACTTAATGCTAAATGTTTAATAGTTATATCGCTTCTTAGAGAACAGTTCATTCTTAATAATTCTACATTCTCTTTGTCTGCTTCGAAAGCTACGACATTCTTAACATGGGGTGCTAGAGCAAGACAATGGCTTCCAATATTTGCTCCAACGTCTAGTACTATACTATCTGAATTAACCATGTTTAATATTAGTTCTATTTCTGAATAACAATACTCACCATATAGGTCTAAACTTTTACCTATAGATGGATCATCTGCAAATATAAACATATCACCAAAACGAGTTGCAACCCGCTTATGATTTCTCATTATGTAACTCCAAAGTGTTTGTAGGTTTTCTGAACACACTGTGCTTGGAAGTAAGCATCTGCTAGTGCATTATGTAACTCTTGTTGGATATCTTTTCTAGGATCTTTAGGCATTAAAGCAAACAATGTTCTTGAGTCTCTAATCTGCCAGTAATGCCAGGGACACGGTTGTTCCATATTCCTGTAAAAGTCTTCAAGAATAGCATAGTCAAACAACGGACCCTGGCACCATAAAACATCAATACCGACGCACCAACGATTAATTTGCTTAATAAAATCTGAACAACTAATCCTGTCATCTTCAGACAGTGCTTCGTCTCTGATGCTCGCTGGTTGATTGTTCCACCACCTAAGTGTGTCGTCATCAACTGTTCTGTTGAGTGTAGCAGTTTGCTCATCTACATCAGGTTTAATATAAAGTGCATGGGTTGGATCCTCGCTGTTGAAAGGATCGAACTTAACTGCACCAAGACTAAGCACCACAGTGTTCTGTGCAGTGCCCAGAGTTTCTAAATCTATCATACCATGTGTTGTCATGATATAATAATACTATGATTTCTTTAGTTTGTCAACTTCTTCTACAAGCTCTTTGATGCGCATCATCAGAGTGTGATTGGTTTTTTGCATCTGGGCTACTTCCTGTTTTAACAGAATATTTTCAATTTCTAAATTATGGATAAAATCAAAAGTACTGTTTACTGTGTCAGACATTAGTTTGATGTCCCATGGTTGGAGTGTAAATATCTTCGTCTGGAGGAGTGTCACTGATACCAAGAATATCCTTGGGATCAACGGTGCGTGATTCTTCTCCGTTAAGTGTAAAGCCTCGGCTCCAGCGCCCATGTGCTACAAGAACCCACTGTCCAACTTGGACATCATCCTGTTCACGGCCTACTGCAATAACTTCTGCCCAGCGTGGATGGATACCACGGGTAGTTGCGTTATCGTCAAGTACAATAATTCCACCTTTGGTAATGGTTTCGCTAAACTTCATACTACGAACTAGTACGCCGTCACGCAATGGTGTAAATTTTCCTGAAATATTTGTGTTAAGTACTGGCATTTTAAAGTCTGGTTACTCCTGCTTTATCATTTGCTTTAGGTGTTTCTTTAACAGTTTTGCCAACTGTTTTGGCTGCGGCGATACTAGCTGCTAGTCCACCACTGGGCTTTGCTGTTTCAGCTGGTGCTTGCTCTGCAGATTCTTGTGTTTTAACTGGTTCTGCTTCTACCTTTGGTTCCCAATCGACAAAGTCATCTTCAACAATAGCCTGTTGAGCACTTTCAGGAATCGCGCCATCCTGTGGGACCATGGTATTCATTTCATGATACTCACGCATGACTTGAGCACGGGTTTTTACAATCTCGCCACCAGGAGCAATCTCATCTCCACGGGCGTTAACATTCATATTGCCCAATGCTGGGACAGTTTCATTCTGGCTTAGTAGTGTGCCAAAATCAACCATTTTTCCCTGAGCAGTTCTATACGTTTTTTTAGCCATTACATTCTCCTAATATTATATGCGTATATTATATTTATCTTAAAAAGTCATGTATATCGAGATCAAAGTACAGTGAATCAATTTTGTGCACTCCAAGTAAGTATAGCACATAACTTGCGACACTACTACCTCTTCCTACACCCCAAACAACATCGTTTTCTCGCATTACTGAAATAAAATATCTCAGGAAATTAAGAAGTGGTAGCATATCTCTTTCCTGAAACATTAACAGTTCCTGGCCTACTCTTTGCATCTGTTCGTCGTTCTCGCATTGATCTAAACACCATGCAGCAATATCAAACTCTGCATATTCAGCTGGCATGTGCCACTGTGATTGGTTTTGTTTGTGGTATTCGTTAACACTGCAATCAAGAGCAACAGATGCCTTTAACTCTAATCCAGAGTATAGTAATTGACTTGCTTGGTTAAATTGATTTACAGATTCAATATCTAACTTAGTTAGATCCAGAGCAGGATTTAAATACAGAGCTTGCAGAGCATCATCTTCTGTATAAATCTGTCTAGAGTATTGGTCTAGGTTTACCATCGTCAATCGTCTTTATCACCAGGGATAATTCTAGGTTTAAACTCCGACAACTTAACAATATTTTTTTCTGCCTTGTCCTTATTAAAACCAAGTTCTAGTTCACTCCAGGTTTGTTCAACTAGTTTAATGCCTTCGTGATCCACTCTAAAGAACACTGGGTCTTTGCGATACCAGTATTCTGCATATTCTTCTTGTCCTGGATTGACTGCACTTCTGAGTATTTCAATATCACCTTCCTCAGTATGGTGTGTATGGCTAATATTTCCGCACTGGTAACTCTCTAGATAAAGACTATCAACAAATAGTTTCTTTTCTAAGATAGCACTTAGTTTTGTGTAAATGCTAATACCTACAATGTGGTCATATGGCTCATCGATCAACGGATGAACACCGATTGAGAATGGTAGTGGTCCTACGTTTTTCAACAACTCCATGTCGTCAGGACCAACCAGCATTGAGTTGTCCAGCATTGCTTCAATCCACACGTTAAGTCTCTCAGTAGCAATTGCCACATCATGGTTCGAGTTAATGGAGTTGGGAATTAAGTTAACAGTTAGATCCCAACTGTTGGGAATAAGACTGCCGTCAATAATAACTGTCGCTAAAAATTTATGTTTAATTGAAATCATTTGTTATCCAATGTCAATAATATCGTCCCAATCATCGCCTTTGTCTTTTGATTGGTCAAGGAGTTTTTTAAGTTGTTCTTTATCTCGGCGCATCCGTTCTTCAGTAAAGTCATCTAACATCATACGAATCTGATTAACTACTCCTGGAGAACTCTGATATGCTTGTACAAGTTTAGTGTTTAGTGATTTAATTTTTTCGTTTAAATCAGCATCGCTCATTTCATGCAAATTAGGAGATAATGGATGCATTACAGTTTTCCTTGATCTCTCATTTGTTTACGAATCGCCGTTGCTGAGATGTCGTGTACAGCATCATCGAAAA